CTTGATTCCTCAAACAGCGGAAGTGCTGTTAACTGGGGTGCTGGTACGAAGGATGTGTTTGTTTCCTACCCTGCTGGGCGTGTAGCCACGCACGGGGGTGGTGGTGTAGGTGCTGTGGTGGTCAATGCTACGACGGTAACGGAGAACTACACAATTGATACAGGCACAAACGCTGTGTCTGTCGGGCCGATTTCCTTGGCTTCTGGTAAGTCGATAACGATTGCTTCTGGACAGAGGTGGGTGATTCTATGACTGTTGAAATTACTGGCGACGGAATTATCAAGCGCAACGGCGTGACTTCGTGGACGATTGGTGAGGGTGCTTTTTATGAGAATCCCACGACGATCAGTTCAAACTACACGCTTTCTACGAATTTCAATGCCATGACGGCGGGTCCTGTGACGATTAACGATGGTGTGACGGTCACGGTTCCTGATGGTTCTGAGTGGACGATTGTCTAAATGAGCATCGCCAAGTTTAATAAGTGGCAAAGTGTTGACGGGGTGACCCGCAATGCTGTGTTGCAGGTTGTGAGCAAAGTAGCTAGCACTGCTCAAACTACAAGTTCAACATCCTTCATTGATTTAACAGATATGTCTCTTGCAATAACACCAACCAGTGCTACAAGTAAGATTTTGGTTATGGGCATACTTCACGGAATTGCTCAAGACGACCCAAACGCAGCAACCGTTTTAACACTTGCTGCTTACAGGCTACTGCGGGACTCAAATGAAATTTTTAGTCCCTACGGTACCTCTACAGGTAATTATTCCTTTGGTAATTACATTACTAACCAAAATACAGCAGTAGTTATGAACTCTTACCATATGTTCCCTATAACTTATTTAGATTCTCCTTCTACAACTTCAGAAATTACATATAAATTCCAAGGTTGTGTTTTTGATTCAAGCAACACCCTTTATTTTAATCCGGCAGGTTCTGTATCGGGTAATTTTGCGAGCACAATCACACTCATGGAGATAGCGCAATGATTTCCGCAGTAGACGCTCTTATCTCTCTCAAGCCCGGTGCTCAGTGGTCATGGTCCGGGGTCGAATATTCTGGTCTCAATTGGCTGGATACGGAGCAGACGAAGCCTACGGTCGAAGAAATCAATGCTGAGATTGAGCGGCTCAAGGCGCTTGAATTGGCGAAATATTACCAACAACCAAGGCAGTCGGAGTACCCGCCGTTATCTGAATTAGCAGATGCGTTGTATTGGCAGTCTCAGGGTGATAACACCAAGATGCTTGAGTACATTGACGCATGCAATACGGTTAAGGCGAAGTATCCGAAGGATATGGATGTACCGACGGCGGTGGTTCAGGCGATCAAAGCGGTGTCGTTGTTAACGGTGCCGGACGAAGTCGAAGAGCCGCAGGAAGAAGTGTCTGCCAGCCCTCAAGCGGTTAACGGAGTGAGTGTCGACAATGGCTAGTGTAATTAAATGCGATACGCTGAAAAGCACAACCGGTAACACGGCGATCACTATTTCTGAGAGTGGTGTACCGCAATTAAGTTTGCCTATGTTCTCAGCTAGGCTTTTGACAGAACAAAACATTACTAGTAATTCAGTTGGAACGGTGCTTCTTAATGAAATATACGACTCCAACAACTGGTACAACCCTTCAACAGGTGTATTCAGTCCTACTACGCCCGGATACTATCAACTTAATGCAACCATTGAATACCGAGCATCTAGCGGTTTGACCAGAATAATAGCAAGACTTCAAGATGAGGATGATGTTTATCTATATGGTTCAGATGTTCTTGCAGGATCATCAGGTGTGGGTCGTGTATCTGTATCGGCTTTACATTATTTTAACGGCACATCAAACACAATTGAATTGAGTTACTATGGAACGGGTACATCCATAAAAGTAGGTGAGGATCTGACAGTATTCTCAGGCTTCCTAGTGAGGGCCGCGTAGCATGAGCCGCTTAAACGTCGACCAAATCTACACGCGCACAGGAACGGGGTCCCCGGCAATACGGGAGATGCCTGCTTTTAGGGTATACACGAGTACAAACATGACCCTGACATCCTCCAGCGCCAAAACCGTTGAATATGATCTAGCAACTTTCAACACCCATCCAGAATGGTTTAACACTTCCACTCACCGATATACTCCTCGAATAGCAGGATATTACCACATCATCTACAATGTTAGTATATCTGGCAGCAGTGCCACTAACTATTATTCGTTTTTAGTCACACAAGCAGGCACTGTATCACAGATAAGGTGGGTCGGAACCACCAGTTCTACTACATTGTTCAGACACTGTGGTAGCGATTTAATTTATTTTGATGGAACAACAGATAATTATGTGGAACACCAAGTAAACTTTGTGGGTTCAAGTGCCACATTATCAGGATCAGCAAGTACTACGTATATGGCGGGTTTCCTAGTCCGACCGGATTGATATTATGGCAAACAGCATATTAAATTCAGATGATGGTTCGGTATCCGGGTCTGCTGGACTGAAGTTCACGGCAGGTGATGATGGCGTCTTAAAAATCCAAAACAACGGCACGGATGCGTTGACACTTTCAAGTGCGGGTGCTGTGACCTTTGATAAGGAGTTGTCTGCGCCTCTTAGCCAACCCGGAGCATTTATGTTCCGTAACAAACTCATCAACGGTAACTTTGATATTTGGCAGCGAGGTACTAGTCAAACAAGTAGTGGTTATGGTTCAGCAGATAGGTGGCGGTGTCTTAGTGTTGGATCAACCAAAACAGCCAGCCAACAGGCATTTGCTCTGGGTCAAACCGATGTACCAAATAATCCCCAGTATTTTATGCGTCATGTGGTAACGAGTGTTGCGGGTGCAAGTAATTATGTAGCAATGGATCAAAAAATTGAGGGCGTAGAAACATTGTCAGGTAAGACTGCGACCCTTAGCTTCTGGGCAAAAGCTGATGCGAGTAAAAATATTGGTGTAGAGTTTCTGCAATATTTTGGAGATGGAGGTAGTCCTAGTAGTTTTGTTATTGTTAATACTCAGCTAGTCGCTCTTACAACTTCTTGGACAAAATATACAATAACTGTTGACATACCTTCTGTATCGGGTAAAACATTAGGAACAACTGGGAATGATGATATCCGAGTAACTTTCTGGTTTGATGCTGGATCATCCAATGACGCTAGATCAGCATCCCTCGGTCAACAATCGGGTACATTTGATATAGCTCAGGTCCAGTTAGAAGAAGGGTCAGCAGCAACACCTTTTGAGCAGCGACCATATGGAATGGAATTAAGTTTGTGCCAGAGGTATTATTTTACTGGATTTGTAGGTAGAGCATGGAATTTTACTGGATCAACCATAGCTGTAGGACAATCATTTTCTTTTCCCACAACTATGCGAGTTACACCGACCGTCGCTCTAACGGGTTCTCCTACTGCAATTGTCGATCAAAGTGTTTCTGGATTTTCTGCCTATAAAAATAGCATAGGTTCTGGAGGTAATTTTTCTCCCGGCACTTGTACAGCCGATGCGGAGTTATAAATGTATAAACTAATCAAAGACACATTAACAAACGAAATAAATTCAGTCCAACGCTTATCGGACACGGCATTCATTCCATTCGCCCCCGGTAACAGAGATTATCAAGAATACCTAGAATGGCTAGCTCAAGGCAACACACCAGAACCCGCTGACGAGGTTATAGGGTAATGTCAACCATAAAGACCGGCACGACCACCACGACGGGGTTAATTGTTGAGGCAGACACCTCGGGGAATCTTGTTGTCCAAACGGGCGCAACGCCCACCACCGCACTGACCATTAGCGGAACGAACCAACAGATCACCTTCGCACAACAGCCCGTGGTTCCTGTGCCTGCTTTTAGGGCTGTACAAAGCACCACACAAAACAACGTACAAAACGGGGTTGTCTTAGCAGCTGATATACCTATATTCGACACCAATAACTGGTACAACACTAGCACATATCGTTACGTTCCACAAATTGCCGGTTATTATTGGTTTAGAGGTCATGTAGTGCTCCAAATGTCTAGTACTGTGACTTTCCAACAAGTTGCGCTAAGAAAAAATCCTACCAACAGCACGTTTACAGGGACATTTTCTAGAACTGTCCATAGAGAAACCGTTGCTACAAATTATTACATAGAGACAAATGGAATGGTTTACCTAAATGGATCGAGTGATTTCGTTGATGTGTTTGTTAATGGTGGTACCGTTGCAAATGCGTATTCATTGTATTCAACCAACCAATCCGAAGTTGCAGGATGTTTCGAAGGCTTCCTCGTGAGGGCAGCATAAGATGTACAACACATCCGACCAAAGCCCGTAGTACCTTTTAAAGAAAATCCACCATGTTCGGTATAACCGCCCTATCAGAAGCACCTTTTTCTGCCCTAGGGCAGGTGGGCGGTGGTGCGTCAGTCAGC